ACAATTAGAAGAAATTATTATAAAACCGATTGAAGAAGTTATACTTGTACCAATATATGCTGCCGTAGAAACCGCAGTTATGATTGCGGATAGTATACCAAATCCAAAACCAACAAAAGAACAAATAAAAAAATATGTAAACGATACAATAGAAGGTGTAGTACCTGAAATTGCTTTACCCGGTATATCTATTCCAAAAATTCCTACAAAAAAGGAATTAAAAGAAATGATAAAAGAAAAAACTCCAACCAAAGAGGAGTTAATAGCTATGGCTTATGATTTAATACGAAGTAAAATTCCAGAAATACCAAATATATGGTTTGTTCCACCTACATTAGTGTTTTCATATCCAACCAACATATTATTAGACCCATTTGTAACATTGGCAAAATTTCATTTAATTGGTACAAGTGGTACTATGTCAGTTATGGCCCAATATCCACCACCTGCACCACCAGCTCCGGCAATATTAAATTGGACAGGTTACAGAGTTGTGGGATAAATTATTAAATCAAATATTTATTACTAAAACATATACAAACAATTATTATGGATTCAAAATTATTAGTAGGTTTAATTAAGGAAGTTGTTAAAAGTGAAGTTAAACAACAAGTTAAGGAAGAATTAGCTAAATTAATTAAATCTGGTGCGGTTACATTAAACTCACAAAGAAAAACATCCACTCCATCGTTGAGAGAGATGACGGAAGTTGAACAAACTTCGGTTAGAAGGCAACAACCAATTCAACAACAAAGACCTCAAATTCAAAAGGAATTTTCAAAAGACCCTATGATTAATGAGATTTTAAATATGACTCAACCATTTACTGCTGCGCAAAGAGTAGAAGGTGGACAAGGTGGTGGTGGAAGTGTATTAGATATGATACAACCAACGCAATATCAAGATGAAGGTTGGGATACTATGGATTATAGAGGTATGGAAGCACCTCAAAACATTCCACAACAATTTGAATCAACTGGTGATGGTTTACAAGATGCTACAATAAAAGCATTGACAAGAGATTATAGTGAATTAGTAAAAAGATTTAAATAAAAATGGCAATAGAGTTAGGAAAAGTTAATGTAAACGATTTAACGGAAAATAATTATAAAATACTTGGTATTGGGATAAATAAAAATTCCGATAAAGCTGGTATATTTTCTGTTAATTATACAACTCTAAATCAAGCCAAAGATAATTTAAAAAATTTAATCTTAACAAAAAAAGGTGAAAGACTAATGCAGCCGGAATTTGGTTGTGATATATGGAGAGTGTTATTTGAACCAATGGATGATACTAACATAGAAAATAGAATAGAAACAACTATTAATGCAGCAGTTGATATTTGGTTACCATATTTAAACATAAACGAAATAGTATTTGATTATGACGAAAATGATATTGATAATAACAAAATTTCATTCGATATTAAATTCTCATTAAAATCAAATCCAAATATATCAGATTGGGTACAAATAGGCCCTAATAATTAAATAAATAAAGATGGCAATTAAACCTTTGGATAAAAATTGGGGAAGTGATAAAAAGAATATCAATTATGTTGGTAAAGACTTTTCAACTTTAAAACAAAACCTAATTGATTTTACTAGAACATATTTTCCAGATACATATTCGGATTTCAACGAAGCGTCTCCTGGTATGGTGTTCATTGAACAAGCTGCTGCAATAGGAGATGTTTTATCTTTTTATCAAGATACTCAATTAAAAGAGTCAATGTTAATGTATGTTACGGAAAGAAAAAATGTAATAGCATTGGCACAATCTATGGGATATAAACCAAAAATTTCAACACCAGCTGTAACAACATTAACTGTTTATCAATTATGCCCATCCGTATTTAATAACGAAGGTGGTACTAGATTTGAAGTTGATGAGAGATTTTGTTTGAAGATAAAGGATGGTATGGAAATAAAATCCAACTCAAATAATGATATAACATTTAGAACAATTGATAGTGTTGATTTTGCAAACTCTGGAAGTAGAGAAGTTGATGTACATACGAGAGATAGTAATGGTAATCCATTGTGGTATTTGCTTACTAAAAAAGTAAAAGCTATTTCTGCAACCGAAGTTTCAACAGGTATTTCATTTGCATCGGATGAAACGGATTATCCAACCGCTACAATAGATGATGATAATATAATAGAAATAACATCCGTTACGGAAACCGATGGTTCTAAATGGTATGAAGTTCCCTATTTAGCACAAGAGAGTATTTTCGTAGAGCAGGCAAATATAGATGGTGAATTGGAAGATTATTCAAATAATGTACCATATATTTTAGAAGTACAAAAAGTTCCAAAAAGATTTTCAGTAAAAGTTAATTCAAACAATACAATTGATTTACAATTCGGAAGTGGTGATACTCAATTAAACGATGAACAAATTCTACCAAATACAAAAAATGTAGGATTGGGTTTAGCTAATTCTATTAATAGATTGAATCAAAGTATAGACCCATCAAATTTTTTAAAAACAAATACATTTGGAATCGCTCCTGCTGGTAAAAGTTTAACTGTAAAATATTTAAAGGGTGGTGGTGTTGAATCAAATGTAAATACAGGCGATTTGACAAGAATTTCTAATATAGAATTTGAAGAAGATTTATTATCAATACCCGATTCATTATTAGATTCTTATAACGAAACAAAGACATCAGTAGCTGCAGAAAATTTAGAACCAGCAATAGGTGGTAGAGGTAGTGAGTCAATCGAAGAAATTAGACAAAACGCTTTGGCAACATTTGGTTCTCAAAATAGAGCAGTAACTAAGCAAGACTATATAGTAAGAGCATTGTCAATGCCAGAAAGATATGGTTCAGTTGCAAAGGTTTATGTGTCACAAGATGGTGAAATTGATAACAATTCACCTGCATCTATTTTAGCAAGTCCACAAAGTATTAGTGAATTTACAAATATAGTAGATGGTTTAAAGGATAAATCAAAAGCGGATATTCAAAGAGAATTGGTTAAATACTTACAACAAAAGAAAACATCACTTAATGAGGTTAATAATCCATTTGCAATCAATATGTATGTATTGGGTTATAATAGTGATAAAAAATTAACACAATTAAATCAAGCGGTAAAACAAAACCTTAAAACTTATTTGGGTGAATATAGAATGATAACCGATGCCGTTAATATAATCGATGGTTTCATTGTAAATATTGGTATTGATTTTGAAGTTGCTTGTTATCAAAATTATAATAAGAGAGAAGTTGTTGCAAATTGTTTAGTAGAATTACAAGATTATTTTAATATAGATAATTGGACATTTAATAAACCAATAAACATTTCGGAAATAGAATTAATATTAGCAAATGTGGAAGGTGTAATGAGTGTACCATCGGTTAAAATTACAAACTTATCCGGTGGTGATGGTAATTATTCACCAAACAGATATAACATTGATGAGGCAACAAAAGGTAAAATGGTTTACCCGTCGTTAGACCCATGTATATTTGAAATAAAATATCCTAATAAGGACATAAAAGGGAGGGCAATATAATGCATAAATTTTTTACATCATCATATGATGCAAGTATTTACTTACAACAACCTGACCAAAATGCTGGTAGGGATGAAATATTAGAAGTAGGTAAACTTTATTATGGTTCTACAAAGGATATAGCTAGAGCATTGATTAAATTTGATATAAGACAAATATCATCTTCAATTGTGGAAAATAATATAACATCTAGTTATAAAGTTTATCTAAATCTTAAATCTGCAAATTCTGAAGAAATTCCATTAGAATACACAATTTATGCAAATGCATTATCAGGAAGTTGGACAATGGGTACTGGAACTAAATTTGATAATATAACAACCGATGGTGTTAGTTGGAAATATAGAGATGGTGTTAATAAGTGGGTTCCATATGATACTACGGCCGGAACTGCTAATTATACAAATACAGGAACAACAGGTTCTGCAAATGCAGAAGGTGGTGTATGGTATTTAACAGGGTCTGCATCTCAATCATATAACTACGAACCGGATGATGTAAAAATGGATATTACTAATATGGTTTCGAATTGGATTGGTGGGTTACCTAACAATGGACTTATAGTGCATCACGGATTGGATTCAGAAAATGATATATTGGATTATGGTGTATTAAAGTTTTTTTCAAAAGAAACAAATACTATATACGAACCAAAATTGGAATTAGTTTGGGATGACCAATCGTTCGTAACGGGAAGTTTAACACCGGTAACGGGCTCCATATCGGATGATAATTACAAAGTTGTTATTCAAAATTTAAAAAATGAATATCCTCAAAATCAAAAAGTAAAGAGTAGAGTTAAAGGTAGGGATATGTTTCCATTAAAATCTTTTGGAACGACATTTGCGTATGACCAAACAAAATATTTACCAAGAACTACATATTATCAATTAGAAGATTA